GTAGGACAACTAAATTTTTTCAGATGGGCATACAAAAATAAAGTTATTAATTACGTCCTTGATCATATTGACAACATCGAAAAATCAATGCATGAATACCAAAAGTCTGTTAAAGTAATCTCCAAAGAAAATACAATTGTTAACGGTTCTATATTCGTAACATTTGATTGAAAAAATGAATTCTTTTTACAATAAATTTCTGTTGTAAATTTAAAGTACAATTACTTGTCTGTCATTTCACATTTATCATTTCATTATGAGTTTTGCAAATTACATCGTTAAGGTGTATGTACCGTGCATTAAACATTTTGAAAAAGAATTTGATGAACTAGAACACCGATTGTCTCTTATGGACATCTGTTCACTTAACCAGTTTTTATCAATCGAATTCGGTGATCAATTTAATATGATGTACCTACAATCTACCGAACACAAGAAATATGTTTCGTTTATAGTAAATTGCAAGAGCAAACACAAGTCTGTTGACAATGTCACAACATTTTTAAATTATATATTTTATAACTGTATAACTTTGACACACATAACTGTTCAGCCATTACTTGTAAATGTTTAAAATTGTTTTTATGACAGGATGGCGTTCTACATGCTCTTCTGTAAAAGATATCATACTGATGTCATTAATCAAGTTTGGATAGCGTTTAATCCGATGTAGCAAGTCTTCTAATCCATTTGCTTCGTACTTACGATCATGCTGAGTCGGGTCGCCGTTAATAACTAATTTACTAGATGTTCCTATGCGTGTCAGTAACATAAGCATTTGTTCTGGAGTACTATTTTGCATCTCATCAGCACATATCCATGCATTTTCGAAAGTTCTTCCACGCATAAATACTAACGGGCATATTTCGATGGTTTGATTCTGTATCATGTTTTGTACGTCTTTTGGTGATGTAAATTTGTAGAATACGTCGTAAATGGGACGCAGCCAGGGATCCATCTTCTCTTCAAGTGTACCAGGCATATATCCAAGTCCATCGGAACCTGCTGCTACAGCTGGTCTCGTTATAATTAATTTGCTGATTTTACCCTCTTTTAATTTCTGAATACCGATTGCATTAGACAAAAACGTTTTTGCTACTCCTGCAGGTCCTGTTGCAATTACTATGCTTGGTTTATCGGATTCTAGCATATTTATATATTTTTCCTGCATACTATTTCGAGGTTTGATGATGGGCGGAGTTGGTGTTATGTATCCCGAGTGAAATCCTAGACTGGTTCCTAAACTAGCACCACTGCTCGCAAAAATGTCATCATCTTCGTCCTCACTGTTATAGCTGCGGTTTTTACGGAATTTATTTTTTCCTTTCATAACTGCGAAGTTCTTATATTGTCTATATGAAAAAAATCGCATACCTTGTCTTGGCGTTACAAACATTTTGTAAGTACTACTTTACTTTTTATATACAGTAGTCCTTAAACCTTGTTTGCTACGTTTCTTTAAGACAATTGTATATTAAAGTATGTGTTTTTTCAGGACTTTGATCTTCACATTTGTATCTGTCAAATGATTGAATTAATTCAGTTCCTTTTACCCCCGCAAAATGTATAACAAAATCGTTGGGCTCATGTGGATATACGTTGTCTATATTTGAAGTATAAGCATTGAATATTCTTATAAACTTACGAGGTATCTTGTGAACAATACTACTGTACTTCGACTCAAAAAGACGGATCATTGCACTTTGCTCCCACCAGCCGTTGTGTATCAAATCCTCTTGAGCATATGTTTCATTAAGAAACTCTTTTGCAATTTCGCTATTTTTAATAAGAAACACTCCTGCATTTATATTATTCAAGTCAACTCCTAACATTATATCTTTTGATCTTGGAAGCAACATCAAGATTTCATCTAAATGAATACTTGTATTTGTTATTATAGTATCTGCATCTATCCACAGTAAGTAATCAAAGTTTGGTAAAAAATGCTGGATTTGTCTTATTTTACTCCATGACAGTGGACGAGCAAAATCAATCGACCCAGGATCAAAAAGTATCGGATACTCGTACTTATTTGAGTATAGTAGTTTTGATATAGTACCCTTTTCCACAATTTTCTGGTATTCATCTCCAATAGCGAAACTTACAATACCTACTCGAGGACGTTCAAACGCAAAATATGTCCAATTAGCCGAACCCGCTGGGAGCGCTGTTGCTGGTAGTGCTTTCGCTGTCAGTACTGAACATTCTTTAAGTTTTGCATGTAAAGTTTCAGATATATTATTAATAATTACAATTGCGTTAGAGTGTAAGAATTTCAAATAAGGAAATAAATAACGTTCACTATTTACATATAACACTGTGAAGTAATTTAACTGAATTTTAGGTATATCTGAAATTATATCTTTTGTTACATACACCTTTTCAAAACATTTTTCAATCGTATTGTTTGAGTCAGAAACAATGTATATGTCTGCATCACCCCCAACCCTCTTAATATACTTGATAAAATCTGGATCGTAACCAACACACAAAATATTATCTGTACAATCAAAAGACATAAACACTAAAACTGTATTTTCTTTAAGTAAAAAATGAAATAGTCATTTAAGAGTAAACATACATTTCACTTTAAGCGCAGCGCAGCGTTACAATCGTTACACTATGAACAAACTCCTAAGTCTTCACAATAAGACGCAAGAGATTTCTGTTGAAGAGCAACCTTATAACACTTTTAATACACTTTTGAACACAAGCGATATTCAACATTTTTTTAAAGAACATAATATTGTCTATGTTCCAAAGAATATAAATCTATATAGAAATGCCTTTGTTCATAAGAGTTATTGTATTATGAAAAATGATAACTTTAATACAGGTAATGAAAGATGTCCAAGTGACTGTTTGCCGCTACAAGAAATGAGTTATGAGCGCCTAGAGTTTCTAGGAGATGCAATTCTAGGTATGATTGTCGCAAATTACTTATATATTCGTTATCCTGATCAACCAGAAGGGTTTCTATCTAAAATGAGAACCAAACTTGTTAATGGGAAAATGCTAGGTTATCTTGCCGAACAAATCGGTTTCCCTAAATTTGCTATTTTATCGAAACAAGTCGAAACCACGAATGGACGCAATAACTTTAAAATCATGGAAGACATATTTGAAGCTTTTATTGGAGCAATTTACATCGATTCTGGAGACCTTGCGATCGTACAAGAATGGATCATCAATGTATATGAAAAGTACCTCGATTTTGCAGAACTTATACAACAGCGTACTAATTTCAAAGACACACTTGTTAGGTATATGCAATACAACTTACAAGACATTCCCAGGTTTTTCGAGATTTCAGTTTACACGCGCGATAATCGAAAAGTATTCAAGTATTGTGTTAAAGACAAGTGTGACGCAGTTCTAGGAACAGCAGAAGGTTATACGCGAAAAGACGCAGAAAATTTAGCTGCAGAACAAGCGTTACAACATTTCAATGTAAAACTTACTTAAAGACTTTCAACGAATATTGTTGAATATGAATATTGATTTATTTCGATCTGGTGAAGTTGTATCTAAAAATAGAATAAAAGTATTATTTTGTGGTACACATCCTATCGGACAATCTAATGGATACAGTAGGGTCGTCTATTACATTGCAAAATTTTTGGGAATGTATGGTGATATTAAATTGACTATTTATGGATTTCAAAATTACAATCAAACGGATGGAGCACACCTGCGATCCAATTTACCAAGTAGTGTAACCCTTCACGATGCACTTGCCACAGAAGATCCAAAGCGAAATGGATTCGGTGAAAAAGAAATAGGACAGTTCTTAAAGAATAATCCCCAAGATATAGTTATAATTTTTAATGATATGGTTGTTACTTCAATGTTAACACAAACTATTGTAACTGAACTCTCTAAAGAAGAGCGCGCTAAATTCAAGCTTGTCAGTTACATGGATCAAGTTTATCGTTATCAAAAACCTCAATACATAGAAATTCTTAATCAGTGTTTTGACGCGGTTATTGCATTTACTCCTTTTTGGAGGGAAACTGTTCGCAAATTAGGATTGAAAAAAGAAATACCTTGTTATACATTGCCTCACGGTTTTGATTATGATTTGTATTTCCCTATACCAAAAGAAGTAGCTCGCGCTACTTATAACTTACCATCAGATGCTTTTGTTATTTTAAATTTGAATCGCAATCAACCTAGAAAACGCTGGGATCACACAATGATGGCATTTGCGGAGGTCGCTAGAATGTGTTACGACTTGCATTTGAAAGGAAAATATACAAAACCGATGCGCTTAATGATTGGAACGGCAATTGAAGGGTATTGGAATCTTATGGAAGTTTATGATCACGAACTTAGAATGCGTAATGTGCCTTTAGAGTTCGGAAGAGAACTCCTTACAGCTTTATCAAAACCCCAACAGTTATCTGACATGGATATAAATATATTATATAATGTATGTGACATCGGATTAAATACTTGTGAAGGGGAAGGTTTTGGATTATGTCAGTTAGAACACGCCGCTGTAGGATGTCCCCAAGTCGTTACAGGTGTAGGTGGTATGCTTGATTTCTTACAAGACACCCATTCGATTATTGTAAAACCATCTACAAGTTATCACATCGATAGACAGCGAGACGGAATCGGTGGTGTGGCAGAAATGGGCAATCCCGATGAATTCGCAAACGCAATTTGGACATATTACACAAATCCCGAATTATTGTCACAACATGGTAAGGCTTCCAGAAAGTACATTCTTCAACACTACAAATGGGATGTCATTGTGCGAAATTTTTATAACATTATAAAAGTTATAGTACAAGCTTAAAGCGAAACGCACAATCAAAACTTTAGCTTCGCTTTTTCGCGCTAACGCACGCTGCGCTTTCGCTTCGCTTTACGCTGCGCTTTCAAGTACACCTGCGTATTTGTATGCATTGTAATCATACAATTTTCCTTCAAACTCCACAGCATTTGCCTGTTGGTTTACTTTTCCTCTTATTTTTCGTTTTGTATCGAGAAGTGGTCTACGATCCTTAGATATATCTTCGTTATACGCATTTTCGTCGCCGACAGCATTTATAGGGAAAGCATAACATTGTAATCCGGTGCTGAGTAAATTCATGGACGGTGCATTAATTCGGCAATCAACTGCAGCTGTTTTCAGCATATTTAGGAAACCTTGATTTATTTCATCCTTCTTTTCAGCTACATACATAATGTGTGTATCTGAACTCATGCTTTTATCTAATTTACGTATTGTGAATTGGCTTTTTAATTGTTCTGGAGTAAATACAGAGCAAAATATTAGAATTTCTACATTGCGTTCACTTTCAGGTAATGTGTTGTGACTGCAAGTGCGAACGGCACGTCCAATAACTTGGTCAATGCGCACCATATTCCAAAAAGGCTCTAAAATTAACACTCTTCTAACGTTCTTTAGGGAAATACCTTCTGCACCAGATTGAGTCACCATAATCATTTTAATAAACTCGCCACGCAAGTTATTTGAATTATTATTAAATAACTGTAATAATATTTTAGATTTTTCTTTGTTTGTGTCAAAAATGATATATCTTTTATTATCGTATTCAGGTTTCATGACTTCTTGTTCTTTGAGTATCGCACCTGTATTGGATATTTGAACTTCTATGTACCCTCGTGAATTCAATATAGTTTTAAGCACACCGATTCCTTCAATGCTCTTGAATTGAGAATACAATAAAACCTTTCCTTGTGTAGATTCTATATGCTCATAAACAGACTGCATTTTAGGGCTGTATAAATTTGTAAGTGACCTTTCACTTAGCAAAGTACTTGCTTGTTTTTCCAAAGCTTTCATCAATTTATTAAGTTTTTCGTTATATTCTTGCTCAATACGTGTCGCATTACCTTTTTCTTTCTTAGGTTCGGTTTCGGTTTCGTCGTCCCATAAATTGTCTATCTCTTTTCTTGCTTCTTTTCGCAAGTCTTTGGGAAATGGGCGAACCATTGACTCCGGAAATACGAAGTTACAAGCCATTCTACTAAATGCGCGATACACAGATGACTTATTACCCATTACTCCAGACATAGCAGCGGATCGTTTCTGATTATTTTCCATTTTCCTTTCCGAGTCACGTTTTTTGGTATATTCTATAAACTGATAATCTGACATATTGACGTTTAGTATTTTACGAGGATACACATATGGGAAATAACGAGCATCTGTTGACTTGAAGAAACTTACAAGACCTAATGCTCTTCTTGTGAACATGTCAAAGTTCTTTATTTTTGGATTTTCTGGGTCACTCAAATCAAGAAAGGTATTATCAAATTCTTTGTGGTCATTTGGATATGCCAATGTGAGTTTTTTGCTGTATTCACATCTAACACCCATAGCATCTATTACCATTGATTCTACAAACTCTGGCCACTCTTCTCTTGTTATCACTGTACCATTACTACCAGAATTACTACCACTACTTTTATTGTATACCTGAACGTAGTTTTTGGGAAATAATGAGAAACTTGCAGTGTGATTAACCTCGTCTACAACTAAATTATTAATGTATTTCAAAACATTCTTTTCAGACAACATTGACAACACGTATTTTTCGTTATCGTCAATAGGAACAGTGTAAGTGTACATAGGACCTCTTACCAAATTTAATGTCATCGCTAATTCAAACGGGTGGTTTATTATTGGCGTGCCAGACAATAATATAATTTTCATATTACTTGAGTACATTAACCTTGAATAAAGGTCTCTGGCAATTTTACTGCCGTTTACCGTTCTGCTTATAAAATTGTGAGCTTCGTCAATAATAACAAAAGAATCATCGAAGTAATTTGATGGGAATTTCGCAAGGGCTTTAGAAGTTATACCATTGTACCTGATGAATTCGTATCTAGAGTCTACTATTGTATTTAAAGTTGTTGTTGCTTGTTTTTGAGAACTTAAATCGAGGTCTTCGAACTTCACATTTTTCTGGAGTATATCTGATTCTGGAATTGCATCGGATATAAATGGTACCCACAATCCTTTCTTTGGTAGTTCGAGTTTTAGTTCACTAGCAAATTCTTTATTTTTTATTAATGACCACATTTTGGTATTAGGATTGTTAATGGTTGCACATCTTATAATTTCCTCTTTGTAATTAACCAGCAAAGATGCAGGAACCATCACAATTATCTTTTTGTTATGCATGATAAAACCCTCAGCTGCTGCTATACTGGCACATGTCTTACCAACACCCAATCCATGGTAAAGTAAAAGTCCTCTGTAAGGTGATTCATACTCTAAATAGTCACGAACCATTTTCTGATGAGGGAACAGAGCCAGTTTTTCGGTTTTTTTGGATGTGCAAAAGTCGTCGTCTGCCGGTATAGTTTTAGGGACTTCTGAGTAATGTTTATATGTGTTATACATCCATGACAAAAACGAAACCTTGTTGTCTGGTTTCCATAATTTTCCATTAGCTAGTTTTGTTTCATTGACAATTGGATCTTCTAACAGTGCATTTATTGTTTCTACAGTTCTTTCAAATTCGTCGATAACTTCTCTTGGAATACCTTCAACGGCTTCAGAAACGAATAATTCCACTTCTAATTCCCCACAAGTGGATTCGACTAAATTACTCAAATTCAAGGTTTTTCCTGTTGATACAACAGTCGCTTCAATCTTAATCACAAAAGGTTTGATGTTGTATACTGTTTGGGTGTATCTGTCTTTGTAACGAGCGATGACCCGACTTTTGTTTACGACACCGTCTAAATGTGATACTGTATTTTCTGTTGACAATTTCACTCTTTGTTCAGTCTTTATTCTTTTTTTTAATAAGACTGAGTGACTACCTTTTAATGCTTCAAAAGCATCGCCTGGACTTGAATTTAATAAGTTTTTTGGGATAGCATTGTGTTTTAAAGTTATGCGATATGTATTTGTGGGGCTTTTACTGTAATTCAAATCCAAAAATGTATTGCGTTCAAAAGGGATTCCTTTATTACTCAATGAGTTTATGATGTAATTAAGTCGTGCAATTGTAACATTATACGTAACTTCTAATTCACTATTTTTCTCTAAGGGTTGCTGAAACAACATTACTTAAACATCATTTAATATTTTTAGAAAACCCAATATTTTTGGGTTTTGACCTTCACGCTGTCTTTATCAATATTTCCATTTCGTGTGACATAACTAATTTCTACTTTCTCTTCAAGACACCCTGTAAATCCCTTTCGAGGCTTAAATGGATCTGGGTTATCAACACGAGTGTCATTCACACTGTCTGCTGTGTCAGCCATTTCACCATTCGTTTCACCATTCGTTTCACCATTCGTTTCACTGTCCATTGTTCCGTTATTTGTTAGGCTTTCTGTTGTTGCTGAGTTTTGTGTGCTGTGCTCGGTACCCATTTTGGTTTAAAGGTTTCCTTTGTATTAAAGTTTATATCAAACAAATTTCAATTTTTTATTAAATGGAAAGCGAAAGCGTCAGCGCAAACGTAAGTGTCAAAATTGACATTCGAGAGAGGAAACTAATAGATGTTTTAAGTGAACAATCGGCGTTTCAAGTGACTATTGAGCAACTGGAAATTGGAGACATATTAATCGAGCACAAAGACAATAAAATTCTTCTTGAAAGGAAAACATATAGTGATCTATTGAGTAGTATCTATGATGGACGATACAAAGAACAGAAAACTCGTATGAAAAATTCCACAGTAGCTTTTGCTCTGGGTTATATAATTGAAGGTGACTATGACATCACAAATAATATATTTACAAGTGCGATAGTTAGCACTATGTTCAGAGACAAAATATATGTTATATTTTCCAAAAATTTACGTTATACTGCAGAATGGATAAAGAAAATTGCAAAGAAAATGCCTGATTTTACAACAGAAACCAATCACAGTTACGTAGAATGCTTAAAAATGAAAACTAAGAAGTCAAGCAATATTACTAAAGAAATTTGTTATATTTTACAATTGTCTCAAATTCCTAGTATTAGTTACAAGGTTGCTGAAAGTATTGCTAAGGTCTATCCTACTATGCCTATATTACTTAATGCACTAAATACTAGTAATGATCCAGTTAAACTACTAAATCAAAATATTGATCTAATAGGAACAAAAAAAGCAAAAATTATTGTTGAATACTTGTTACAGACGTAATCGTAAACTTTTAAGTTCTTCTTCCAAATTATTTATTTTTGTATTTAATGTCTTTATTGCCTCGACAAAAACGGCTGCCATATTTCCATACGATATGTTCAATAAGTTTCCATCGTCTCCTACTAATTCTGGGCATACATTTCGTACGTCTTGCGCGATTAATCCGATGTCATTGGTTTTAGTATCGGTTCTGTAGTATTTGTACCCTGTTAAGCTACTTATTATGTCCATACTGTCATTTATTACTTTTAGGTCAGTTTTAACTCGAATGTCTGATGTAGTAGCAACACTCCTCGCTGCGTTCAAAACACCACCTACAGTAACATTTGAACCGAAGTAGCAATTTCCGGTGTCAATGTGAAGTTTGTACAGTGGATTGGTGGTTCCGATGCCTACATTACTTAAAAAGTACACATTACACCCAGTTGCTGTATTTGCCCATTGACTGCTTACGTATCGACTACTATTTTGGTACAATTGTCCATTAAAGTTGATGTCACCTCCGACATTTAATGAAAATTGTGAAGTCGGCACAGTTCCAATTCCTGTATTTGAAGTGATGTACGTTGTTCCCTGCACCTGCAAGGCACTTGAAGGACTTGTTGTTCCGATGCCTACATTACTTAAAAAGTATACATTACACCCACTTGATGTATTTAACCATTGACTACTTGCGTATCTACTATTGTTTTGATACAATTGACCATTGAAATTGATGTCTCCTCCAACATTTAATACAAATTGTGAAGCGGGTACTGCGCCTATGCCTGTGTTTGAAGTAATGTACGTTGATCCTTGTACCTGCAAAGCACTTGAAGGACTGGTTGTTCCAATGCCTACATTGCTTAAGAAGTACACATTGCAACCACTTGTAGTTGTTGTCCATTGACTGCTTACATATCGACTACTATTTTGATACAATTGACCATTGAAATTGATGTCACCTCCCACGTTTAATGCGAACTGTGAAGTCGGTGTAGTTCCAATTCCTGTATTTGAAGTGATGAACGTTGTTCCCTGTACTTGCAAGGCACTTGAAGGACTTGTGGTTCCTATACCTACATATCCAGAACCAGATACAATCAAATTACTATTTACGATGTCAATAGCAGCACGCGGTTGTGTTGTTCCGATTCCAATACTACCACGGTCTATAATGACACTAAAGGTGTCATTGTTTGAACCGAAAATTGATCGACCATTGTTGTGAAAAGTTGATTGAGGGGTACTAGTGCCAATACCAACATTGCTTTGTACTAAATACACATTTGAGTTACTTGCAGACCATTGACTGGACACAAGTGGTGCATTGTTGTATATAACATTTGACGTAAATGTTGTTATACCATTGATTGAATTATTTCCATTCGCCTGATATATACCTCCATTCACATGTAGTGTATTTAAGAGTGGCGACGACGTACCAATACCAACTCTTCCATTTAGTTCATTCACAGTTAATATAGGGGTGCTGTTTGTATCCAATATTTGTGTTGTACCGCGCACCAGTAATTTTGGAGCAGTAGGAGTTGTTATAAAGTTATTTAATGCATTTGTGTCCGCAAGATTGATACTCATACGAGCATCGGTTGTAACAACAACATTATTGAATAACTTCACAGAAGAATTTGTCAGTTGTATCTGTTTTGTACTGTATGCCTGTTGGGTACTTGAAGACGACGAATTATATGACAAAAACATACTCGATTGGTCTACCGCTACGAATCCCAATCCTTGAGGTGTGGTTCCGACTTGATAATACAGTTCAAATACAGGATTCGCAGATGTTACACGCACACTATTTCTGCCAGGTCCTATTACATTCATACCTACTGAACTGACTGTTGAATCAGAAGATGAACTTGTGACTATCTTGAATTTACCCTCATTAATCGGATCTCTCTGTATATCATTTATGTTTGGTGACCAGCATCCAATTGCCCCGGTAAATATATAACTATATCCTTTTAATCTGAACGTCGAACTAGTATAGTCTGGTGGTTGAAATATATCCAACCCAATAATTGAAAAGTTACTCGCCATAATGTAATTCGTGTTCAACTGCCCAGATACATTTATATTGCAAGTTGAATAATTATTGGTGTAAAGTCCATTCACATTAGACAACGTTGTTTGACCAAAATCAATAAGATTATTACTGCTGTATATACTGTTTGTTTGTATTACAGGTACTTTCAGATTACTTGACACATTTAAAGTCCAATTAGAGTCGTAACTGGTATTGCCAAATGTTGCATTTCCATTTTTATCTATGTATGTTACGCATGTCCCATTAGAAGTGTATGCGGACAAAAAAGGTCCAAATCCAGTATTTGAAGTGTAATTCGCATTTGTATAGTCATATAAACCTATGAAAGCGTTATTTGTTGTGTGATCACTTTGGCGCACTATTTGCAAAGCACACCCAGGATTCGAAGTACCTATACCTAAATTTGCATTGCTGCTAATATAAAACAGATCATAAGGATTTACGCCTGAAAACGCCAACATGTTTGACGCAACATTTGAACTGTAATTAACATCTATCATTCCTCGCCCAATGTTAGACGATGCTAGTTTGAAACATCCCCTTTTATCAAGCGACATCGCAATATTTGAATCGATAAAAATGTCAAGTACATCTGACGTGGAAGCTGTGCTGTTGTAGCGTACTGTTAAAGGCGGTTTTGGATTTGCAATGGTGTTTGAACATGTAACAGCAGTTAAATCTGTATTTGATGATACTGATAAAGTAGACAATCCCAAATTGGTAACAATGAAATTATTGTTATATAAGTTCCCAGGTATATATATATTTGAATCAAATTCTATAACTGATACTCTCTGTTTTGTAAATGGATCAATCGTTTGCGAATTCAATTTTATACCTGGAAAAAACCGGTTTGTAGTTGCATCTAACGATGTAGATACTAGTTGTGTTGTATTTACACTCGAAGAGGCTGTTATATTCCCGACAACATTTGCGTTGCCCGAAATTGATATCGAATCACCGGCTTGAATTGTAGTTGTGTTTAACTTTATTTTTCCATTGATTGTTATATTATTATTAGTATCTGCTGTGATGTATGTGCTATTACCATTCTTAACATTTAAATAAGTAGTTGTATTTACGGGGTCTACATTGATTCTGACGTTGCATGTAACTAACGATGGTGTATTAATTAAATTATTTATACCCAAATTACCATTAACAACCGCATTCCCAGTGACAAATAAATTGTTTGATACATATGTCGGACTGTAAGACACATTTGATGTCACATTCAAGTTTAAAACGCACGACGACGAGTTTGTGTTAAAATAAAACGATGTATCATTTGTATTAATACCAAAAATATTTGAGTCATTAAAAGACATATTTATATTTGGAACATTTGATGATCGTAACACAATCATATTTGGTTCATTATTTGTATTTAATACAAGTCTCTCTTTGTTAGTTAAAGCAGATGCTGTACTATATGTATTTGCACCTATAGTAATCATCTTGTAAGTAACCTAATAATAGCTAACCTAATATTAGTAAAAATTAATTAAGAATTAAACGTTTGGCTGATTTAATGTTCTTTAATTGTTTACGTGTTACCCCCGAGGAAGACGAGAATAGTTTAATGCTAGCTGTAGCTAAGGCTAATGCTAAGGCGGTAATGGACAGTTATTGGTTTTTAATGCATGGGACAATTGTGTTATGCAAAGAAAGAGAAAACATTGAGAATACTATAATTGAGTATATAAGTGAGGTAAATGTTATACCTCTTAATTACTATGCTTTCAACATTGCAGTAAATATTTGGGAAATCCAATTTGATTTGAATCTATTTCCAAAGGTATATGTTTTGGTATATGCTAAAACATCATGTGAAGCATGTTCACTTGCTAAACATAGTATAATGTTAGATTTATGTAATGTTCAAATTGTGAATAAAAAAACAATTAATTTAGTGTAGTTATATTGTAAAGATGACTTCACAGAATATTTCTACTATAGTAAATGACACCAATGTACAAACTCTAAGATACATATCCAAAAACCATACTTTTCAAAATTGGACAAGCGATTACATTGCGTCTACCACTGCGTCGTTGAATTGCAATTTGGCTTCATCAAACTACTACACTGTGTTAAACATTTCTAACAGTAATTTAACAGTTTTTGGAACTTTAACAAATGCACTTGGTACACCATTCATTTCCGCTAGTGATGCTATTAATGGTCAATATATATCAGGTGTAGTTGTGAATAACATTTCGCAAAACGTAAACGGGCAATATTCCATAAGCTGTTCTGCCACTGGTAATACATCCAATTACACCTGGTCTTTGTTAAATGTACCCACTACCATTTCACAAACTACAAGTTCCAATAGTGTGACTTTTAGTATTAGCAATACTTCATTTGGGTTAAACTGTAATGTAAATCTTCAAGTACTCGCAAGTGTATGTAATATTAGTGCACAATCTTCTATTGTATCGTTTTGTAATACTATAACTCCTTTTATAAACATTGTTAATATTGCAACTTCTAGTCCTGTATATACAACACTTGATAACGTAAATTATTTTGCTCCTGGAACGTTTTACAATATTCCTGCAAATGGTTTATACTTTTCCAATTTAGTAGGAACATCGGGATACAATGGAAATAATTTTTTATCGGTAAATGGGACATACTACAACTGGAATTCTATTTTCGGCGGTTCAATCATTTCAAATTCCGGAATTTACAACTCAACACAGATTCCAAATGCGCTGTTGATGTCTTCTAATGTAACAATTAATTTAGTTAATTCAAGTACAAGCATTCCAGTAACGGTGACGTCGAATGTTCTCTTTGCGAGTTACTCTACACCTGTTATTACTAATAGTAATAATGTTGTTAGTGGGGCGTCAAGAGTGTACGCAAATGGTGTTTCGATCGCTTCCAATGAAATGATATATTCCTTAGTTTCTGGCAATTTTGTATCTGGATTGTCGTTTATAACAAATGGGTTTTACAGTCCATCTCAAAGTGCTATGGCATCTGGACGAAGAAGATTATACCTAACATTAACTTCATACACAAATGTTCCTATTGTCAGTTTTGGTGTAAAACACAATAGCACATTAAGTAATATTACCGTAAATTGGACTAACATAAATAGTACTTGGTACAGTGCAGCATCAAATTGGTTATCAGGTGGGTGCGGAAGTGTAGTTCAAAATGTTTCACAATCAACTTGGTATATAAGAAGACCTTCTAGTATTTCACAAACTGCTATTTCCGTTGTTAATTTGTATATTGATTACGCATCTAATATAGACGTTGTCAATCCTCCTGTTATTATATAACTAGCTTTAGCTGAGCTACATTTAAATTTTAATTTATGTCACATTAAATTAATGAACTATTCAGCTTCAAATGTTATTGATACAGTTGTAAAAAGATTAGTATATAACAAAACTAAAACAGATGGAGGTTCTGGAATAGTTATGTCTGCAAATGAACAGTATAATTATACTTCAATTGTTCGTCCTGGAGAAATTTGGACTGATTCAGTATCAACAGCCAGTTCACAGTTTACAACTGTTACAATGACTGACATATACTCGAATGTTGCCGTGTTAACAAAGCGTTCTTGGAAATTGCCAAATGTCAATTGTCCTTTAGTACCGCCTTCATATGGATTGACGTACACGCCTCGTTTTCAATGGGGTAGTTCTTACACGGATATTAATATTGATCTATATCCGTATGTTATTGACTATGTTTCAGGTACGTTAAATTTTATTGGTAATTTGCCTCCGTTTGGTGCAAGTGATGTATTGTACTGTTCTGGATATACATATACCGGTTCGTATGGTTCTTGTGATGCTGGACAACTTACGAAAGGTACGATTGCGAACACTATTATGAATACATCGCTTTCGTCACTTACAAGCACAACACTTGGTGGAGTAGTTACAGTAAGCTCCAATTTTGTTACAAACAGTGACATATTTAATATAGTTAAAACTAGCAACATTCCATGTTCTACTGCACATATTACATACACAACAAATTCTAATGTTAATGGCGTTCAACTTATGAAAATTATTAAAATTCTCCCAAATCTTTTAATTAGTGGATACGGTAGAGGTACTATTTGCATTAAAGGTTGCTTGTGTATTACTGACGACACTGTAGGTGGTGCTGAAAATACTTACTTCGATTCTAAAATTCATTTAGATTGGAGTTCCAACATTAAAAGACTAATTGACTTTCAAATAAACAGGAACAATTTTAACAATGCACTTGCTTCAAGATCCAATCTGGATTTATTCTACGGTAGCAATAATAGCAATTACGCTTGTGACATAATCGTTGCTTTGGATGCGTCTTCGAATATTAACGTTTACATGAAACATCTTAACAATGCTTCAAATACTACGTTTGTTACATTAGACATTGCATATTCTGGTATATACACAACAGCTTTGTCTAATTACATAACGTATCCTAAAGTACTGTATACTACGACATCAAATTACTATACAACTACAAATTCCAATTTGTTGACTGTTACTGACTCGACTACATTTGCAACTGTGCAGTCAGCATCAAACAGCTTTAATATTACTGGCGATGCCAACACAAGACTGGGAATAGTATACAGTGGAGGAAAGACTGGAATAAATAATAACAATCCGATTTATACTCTTGACGTAGGTGGAAATATAAATTTTTCGGGATTACTCTTTCAAAATGGATCTCAATTTTCAAGTTCACCTTGGACAGGCACACCTACAACAGGCGTCGTTACGTACAGTGGACCTTGTAATGTAGGTATAGGAACTACATCACCTGGAAGACTTTTACATGTTCAAGGTACATCTTATTTTAGTTCGAATGTTGGAATTGGTACATCTGGATCACTAACATTTTTACTCGATGTTGGTGGTGATATCAATTTTAGCGGAAATTTATACAAAGGCGGAAGTATATATGTAAGTAGTCAGTGGACAACTGTTGCAACAAGCAATTTGTATTACTTGAGTAATGTAGGTATAGGAACAGCTTCTCCCACAGCCAAATTAAACGTATATGGTACAGTTGATTCAACAAGTCAATCAACTGGTACTATTGTTGTATCTGGTGGTGGTGGAATAGGTGTAAGTGGAAATGTAACTGGGGCAAACATAATTGGTGTCTCCGGTGTCTATGGTACAATTCAAACCGCTGCACAACCAAATATTACTTCTGTCGGTACTCTGACTGCTCTTACAGTATCTGGTAACGTTACAGGTAGTAATTTGACAACTGGTGGTGCTGTAAATGCAACTGGTAACGTTACAGGTGCAAATGTAATTGGTGTGTCGGGGGTGTACGGTACAATTCAAACCGCTGCACAACCAAATATTACTTCTGTCGGGAATCTGACTGCTCTTACA